CACAACCACAGCACTCCGCCAGCCAGGGCGGAACACAACGGCCCTAAGGTCGCTGCAAAGTTCCCTGTCGCCAGACCGCGGCAGTCAACCTAGTAGCCTAGGCCGCTACGGAGCGGTGCCTCCTCCATCTTCAACCACACCTTCGGTACTGGCCGACCGGCACGATACTCAAATATCGGTCGGAGCGGCTGCCGAAAGGCACGGGCAACGAGCTTAAACTCGCTGATCCCTGTGAATCCCCGGTCAAAACCGGAGAGACGGAGACCACTAACCCGCGCGCGCCTCAGGGGGTCACCCAACCCTATCTCACGACAAGAAGCCGTAAGATAAGGAAGACATGACCCTAACCTGAAACGCCCACGGCGGCAGCGCCGCCACCACAGGAACGAAGAACCGTACCCCGAAGAGACGGTCTTCCTCCACACCTCTCGTGCAAGGCGTTTCGTGGGGACAGGATCCCCATTCCACGCCCTCTCCAAGAGAAGCCCAGAAAACTCCTCTTGAAGAGCCGCTCCGGCCGATCTCGCCGATCGCGTCGGAGCCGGTACACGAACCCAACCCTCCGGGACACCAGTCCCGAGACGCACCTCGTCCGCGGGCAAACCAAGAGGAGGAGTACTGGCCAAAAACCAGGCCTCCCTCTCTGCCCACCCTAGACGAACGAGGGTCTCGGGACTGATTGGCGCGCGCAAGTCGCGCAGCCAACTCCTACCACAGGCAGCAAACTGCCTGCCTCGTCGACGGAGATATACCATCTCCAGCCTAATCCGACATTCCCCCCGGAAACCACGTACAAAAGTACGCAAACCCGGGCCGAGAGAATGAGGAACGTAATCCGAATCTAGAGTTGCCAAACTCTGGAAACGGGCTACGGGTACCAGCTTTGGACCCAATTTCCGAGAACGGAAAAAAGTTGAATTGAGTGAAAAGATACTGGCCGAAACCAGAGTCTTTCCACGACAAAGCTGAAGCCCCAGGCTGGAGACCGTGTCCATCCAACGACGAACAACTTCCATTCGGGCGCGGAAAACTATGTCGTCCCCGTTAATGCGCACTAGATCATCGGAAACCTCCGACCTAGATACACAATAACGAAAGGCGACATAATTCTGCAGACAGAGAAGGGGAAAACTCAAAAGATTCCCCATCAACTGTCCACGGACCTGCTTAAAACAGCAGGATCCGCCCCCGGAGAGAGGGTACTCCACGCTCGCACGAAGCGAACGCCGAGCCAGATCAAAAACACGATCTGGAACAAAGAGTGCCCTCTCTCGAAGGACGTCGAGGATAACCTCGGCGACCTCCAATGGAAGATTGTCCGTCGCGGACTGGTAATCTCCGCTGACGAAAACCTCCCCCTGCTCGCGAACAAAGTGAGAAAACTTGGCCTGCTTGGCTTCGCCACGAAGAAGCCAAGAACACCTGTCCGAAAGAACCCCGTAAATGAGACGGTGCAACGGACCCAGTATACACTGGTCCGATGACGCCACCGTCACACTACGGGACTTCCCTCCAGTATCAACGTTCATAAACCGCACATCAAAGGAGTCCCCCTGAGGAAATTCCGAGATGCCGCTTACGAACGAAAGATACTGGGCCTGGAGCCCTCTCCACTCCGCACGACAACCACCACGTGAGCGAGGGGACTCAAGACAAGAAGAAAGGGGAGGAGCGTAGGAGGAAGCGACTCTCGCATAGCCAGAGTCCCACCCCGTCCCAAACAATAGTCGTATCTCACGTCGAACATGACGAAGATACCCGGAAGGAAACGAGGCGGGATTAAGGCAAACGCGATCGCGATGAGCCTCCCAGGGAGCAGGTGATGAGGGTAGAATCTTCCTAAATAGGAACAGACTACCTGAAATTGAAGTCCTTACCTCGAGAGAAGCTCGGGCAAGGACAGGCCACCAGGCGTGGTCAGACGGGTTCTCA